TTCATGGTGCAGGTAAGGCATCCCACCAGCTCTTGATCTCAGACTAATGAGGTGGTCCCCATAGACTAGCCCTCGCTTTTTACCATCCATTGCTTTGATTACTCTGCTCTTTAGCTCAGTCATCTTGGTTGTAGCTGACTCGGCATCTGTCACAGCGTTGAAGTAATGCACACCAAGCTCATCAAGGTCAACCTCGCCATCCTCGATGTTAGGGTTCAAGGCTCTGACAGTTTCAAGTGTTGAGTTGCTACCATCCCAGTCAGGCATCTTGAAGTCAAGGCAAGCTTGCCGGAATCTAACAGCAGCATCAAACAAAGTATCTGCCTCAAACTCATCCCACTCGATGTCATACTCTTGGTAGCTCGACCCAGCTAGTGCAACAAGCTTTGCCTGTCTAATGCCAAAGACCTTCATGTACCAAAGCACTTGTGCCCGATAGCTCTGTGGCACTTGTGTCCAGTAGTCACGAGAGAACTTGACCTCAACAATGCCCCACTCACCATGAGCGGTTTTGTAAAGTCCGTCTGGGTTTGCTCTCATCCAAGGGTAGGTTTTGTTTGCCCAAGTTCCTGTTGTCAGGATCTCTAGCTCAGGATGCTCGTCTGCAAACAGTTGCAGGATTGGTTCCTCAAGAATTGTGCCGAGCTTCATGCTCATGTTAGGTGTGACCTCATCAGGTATCTGTCCTGTTTTCTTGGCCCACAAAGTTATGGGTGAGGTCCAACTTGATAGCCCTGAACAAGCGGCGATGTCACTGCCACCTATTACACCTGGCTCATTGCGTAGCTCATGCCACTCAGGACTGCCATTGGCAAAGTCCCCTAGCAGGGTTGCCTCAAGCAACTGGTTGGTTTCGCTTGGTAGTTTTGATACTGGCAAGGTGTTCCCTCTCTTTCATCTTGTCCGGCAATCCACGCTAACTCTCTCGGCGTGGATTTGCCATTTAGCTTGAGATTAGTCTAAGTTGACCCTATGACAAGACAACTCGAAAGAAAATACATTGAGCTTCAACACGCCATAACTGAAAATGGGGGTGTCCAATGTAGCCAGTTGCCAGAGTGCTTTTTCCCAGAGGATGAGCCAGACTTGTACCTGCGTAAAAAGCTGATTGCTGTAGCTAAGGAAGTCTGCAACGACTGTCCTGTAAAGGCAAGGTGCTTTGACTATGCCCTATCAGCCCACATGGTAGGCATCTGGGGTGGCACTACTGCCGATGAAAGACAGAAGCTAAGGGGTTAGCCCTTTTTGTCAGTCTTGTCGGCAATCTTGCCAAAAGACTTGTTGATCTCATCAGCGTCAATCTGGCCGTCTGCCAGGTATGAGCGAGATAGCTCTTGTGCCACATCTATGATTCCAGCGAAGGCTGCCATTGCTACTGCCTGAGCTACCTCAAGACCGATAACTGCTCCACCGACAAAGATGCCTGTGACCTTCAAGATAATTACAGCTAGGGTTCTGCGTGCGATGTCTAACCACATAGGTCAGTCCTTTCGTAGGGGGTAAGTTGCTGCCCAAAGAGCAATAGTGATGAGGATGGCCCAACCAACAAAGTCTTTAGCTGTGCCCTCAAGTACGACCCAAGCGATGCCTAAGCCCAGAATTGTCCAAGCTTGATCTAGTTGGTCTTTGATAAACTTCAAGGTTTCCTACCTGCTAGAGCGACCTGGGTGACGATTACAGACGCAACAATTACTTGCTGTGCCTGTTCTCGTACTTCTGGACTTAAATCCGACCCGATTGAGCGTAGGTTGTTTACAAGTTTACCGACTGCCTCTAACGCTAGTTCAATGCTTATTGTTTCCTCTGGCAACTCAGGCTCAGGGGTAGGTTCACTCGGAATTGTCGGCTCTGTGGGGCTCGTAGGGGGCTCGGTGGGCTCTGGGGTAGGTGTTATGACCTCTGGGGGCTTTGTGGGCTCTACGGGGCTTACAGGGCTTGTGGGACTAGGCTCTGGTTTTGGGGTGGGTGTGGGGGTTGGTTCAGGGGTAGGCTCTGGCTCTATGGGAGCCACCGTAGCCACTGGCTCAGGCTCTCTGACAACTTCCTCAGTGCGAGCCACATCCTCTGTGCGTTCAACTGTTTCGGTTCTTTCAACATCTCGACTCACATCCTCGGTGCGTTGGACTTGCTCAGTTTCTGGTGCAGTTTCAGGGCTAGGAGTGGGACTGATAGGACTAGGAGCAATGTAGCCAGGATGGAAAAGCAAAGCAGGATCCAGCTCAGTGCCGTCACTAGATACAACACCAACAAAAGTGGTGAGCTGGCCAGCCCAACCACCCTCGCAAAAGTGTTGGGCAATGTTGCCTTTATCCAAGAAGTAGTCGTTTTCATTGTTCCATCCTGTCGGGTAGCTTTGTTGATTGCCAGTCGAGTCGGCACAGGTAATTGTTGCCCAAGCTTGAGCAGCATAAGCAGGGGTTGGTTGCCAGATCATAAAGAAAAGAAAAAAGCCCACAAACATAAGTCGTAGGCTTTTCTTTTTAGCTAAGTTATTTAGCACTCTTGGGCTTTACCTCTGGTGGCTTTGGAGCCTTTGGCTTAGGAGCTGGCTCGTGAACTGGTGCAGGTGCGACCTCACCTGTGTCTGGTGTTGCTAGGTTAACCTCGGCGTTTAGTTCCCACTTAGCAATAGTTGCCTTGACAAACTTGAGTGGATCTACAAAGCCCTTACCATCAGATGTCCAGCGGTGAACCCGACCCTTGCAGATCTCAAAGTGCAGGTGTCGGCCAGCCGATGCACCGGTGTTGCCCATGATGCCTAGTCGAGTACCGGCCTTGACCTTCTCGCCCTTGACAACAGTTAGGGAACCTTCGACCATGTGAGCGTAGCGTGTGACATAAGCCTCACCGTCAATGATGACTCTTAGGTCAACATAGTAGCCAACACCACCGAGCGAGCCATCTGGGTTCTTTAGCTTTGATGTGCCAGCAGCAATGACCTTGCCATCATGCCAGGCTTCGTTGTAAATCTTTGCCTTTGGTCCCCAGAGATCTACACCATTGTGGTGTTTCTTATACTTCTCGATTGGGTGAATACGCCAGCCAAAGGGTGAGGTGACTTTCCAGTCTTTACCAAACTTGCCATCAAGGGGCATCTGAGGTTTTGTTTTCATCTGTTTACAACTCCAATAATTAGGCCAATAAGGGATACAACGGAAGCAGCTAAGCCTGTGTAAGCAATCTTTTCAATCCAAGCCAGGCGAGCAAGGGTCAGCTCGACCTCTCTCAAGCGTGCAGGAACTTCGTCTAGGTGGTCCAGCTTCTCAAGGATCTTGACAAGGGTTTCCCCATGCTCAAGTTGCTTGGCGTAAATTGCTTGCTGGGTTATGCGTACCCCAGTTGTTTCCTCAGCCATTATGCGGTGATAGCAGCGATTTCAGAGTCAGTCAGACCCAGAGCTTTTAGCTTGGCATTAGCAGAGGCTTTAGCTGCTTCTTTTGCTTCCTCGGCAGCCTTGCGTTCTGCTTCCTGAGCTTCGTAAGCTAAGCGGTCAGTTTCTCGCTGTGCTAGTTCTTCTGCTGTTAGAGGGACTTCTGTTGCTTCGCCTGTCGCACAGTCCACTACTAGCTTGGTAATTACTTCTGTCATTTTCTTTTCTTTCTTGTTATGAGGTGGTGACTATTCCGTCAGAGCCTTTTAGTACGCCGTACAAACTTAGAATCGAGCCAGTCATAAAGTTGCTTGATTGCGGTTCAATTTTTATAGATGTAATCGCAGAGCTGGTTGTGTATCTACCAGCAAAGATTCCCATAATGTATGCCGAAGAGGAATTGTTTTCCGCAGTGTTGTCTACGCTAAAGGACTTAGTAGTTGTCGAAGTGTAGTTAGGAAAGTAAAAACCCAAATTGCCAAAAGTGTCAGCAGTTGCTCCGTTACCTGTAATAGAAATCAGATTGGTCTGAGTAGGTGTGCCTGATTCTGCGTAAGACTGTACTGAGCCACTATCAAATCCGATAAGCCTTCTTATCGAGTAATTTGAACCAGTATCGCCGTTTATTGTTAGAAAGATGTCAGCTCTACTGCTTCCAGTAGACGAACGACCAGAAACCTGTAAAACTAAATCGGTAAATGTTTGTGGAATAGATGTGAACTCCACTCCTGAAACAGCAGTGCCTAGAGTTTTAGATTCAATAAGTTTCATTAGGCGATTACTCCGTAAAGGCTAAAGGTTGAACCTGTATTGAAATTAGAAAGAGTCAAAGCTAAAGAGTTCACCGCAGCCGTACTTGCCCAACGAGCAGCACTCGCTTCGGTAGCATTACCAGCATCATTTACACGGACCAAAACAGATTTATGCTTGTCAGTTGCGGCATAGTCCATAATTTGAACAATGTAATTATTGAATCCGCTTGATGGTGGATAAGGGTAAACATCTAGCTGAACATTTGTACCGCTAACGGTTCCGCTAGGTGGAGTTCCTGAACCTGTGCCAGTCATAAAAACGCTGCTGTAATTTGAGCCAGAATCGCCGTTGAATCTCATTCCAACATTGACAGGGGAGCCAGTTCGCTGAGCAGTAATAATCAAAATCAAATCTCTATAGGTGCCACTTGTAGGGATGTTGCTAAAAGTGACTGTGCCAGTAGCTGAGGCTAGAGTCACAGTAGCTAGAGGTGTATAAGTAGCAGTTGGCATTTGTTATCCCTTTATTCCGTAAAGGCTTACACGAGTATTGCTTGTGAAGTTGCTTCCTGAAGCGACAAAGACTCTTATTGTGGTCACAGTATTTGTATTACGCCAAAGGTTGCTGAGTATTCCAACCCATTTTGGAGTTGCGTGGACACCCTCAAAAGTTCGGATAGTTTTGTTTTTTGAGTTGCTGAAAACATCAAGAAGGTCAATTATAGCTGGGGCAACAAAGTTGCTGTTATCAACTGAGTTTCCAAGAATGTCTGACGCAACATAGGTATTGCTAAATGAACCAGAAGTCACAGAGCCACCGTCACCTAATAAGTAATGACCGTTGTAGTTAGAGCCTGAGTCGGAATTGAATCGCAAACCTACTGAGTCGGTTCCGGCTGCTCTGGCGGTTCTACCGACAACTCTCAGCTGTAAATGCTTGTAAGTTGAAGCCAAAGAAGATACATCAAAATCAACTTGGCTTGTGCTGCCAGCAAATAAAGTTGTAGAGATTAGCTCAAAGTCAGACAGGGAAACCCCACCAGCCCCAGCAGCACTAAAAATACCTAACGCTGAGAGAGTCATTAGACCGCCGTTGCGTTACCAATAATGCGGTAAGAGTTAGCAGCGACACAGATCACAGATACAGCGTCGTAACGCTGACCAATCTTGTAAGCGGTGCCAGCGGTTCCTCGACCTGCAAGTGAGGTAGCTGTGCCATCTCTGGTAATGGTGACAGTTCCAGCACCATCCTGCAAGATGTCCACACGCTCGCCAGCCTGGAAAGCTGTGGCTGTTCCGATGGTCACTGTGACTGCTGAGGCATTGTCAAACTCTAGGATCTTGTAGCGGTCAGAGGTTTGGACTGTGTAAGTAGTAGCGGTTGACACAGTAAGATTCTGTTCATTTGAAAGATACAGATTGACATCTGAGGCAGCGAGCACCTCGCCGGCTGTAAAGGTTTTTCTTGGCATGGGGTTCCTTTGTTGTTGTTCTTAGTTTACTACTCGTAGGCCAAGCGGTCATCGTCTAGGACACCCAACACAGCGTCATCAAGGATAAAGATGGCAAAGTCAAGGCGTTCTAGGCTAAAGCTGATGTTTTTGCTGCCTGGGTTCCAGTCATGGTTTACTCCGATGATTCGGCAGTATTGCTCGATAGCTGGTGGGATGTCAGAAGGCTCAAACCTAACCTGCACAATGTCACCAATCTCTAGGTCAAGCACAGCATTTTGATTAGCCTCAGTCAGGGTGTCTAGGACAACTGTGACAGTTTCAAATCTGTAAGCCGGTGCCTTATACCTGGCAAGTAGGAAGTCTGCAAGGAACTGTAGCTGGGCTGGGTCTTGGATAAGCAAGCCAGTCTGGGACAGAGTTCTTGGGCCAAAGATGACCTGTGAATCTGCATCCTCGGCAAAGGCAGAGTCAGGGATTGCATCAGCGTTCTCAAGGGCAATTCGGTTGTAAAGGTTCTCTGATCCATA